TGCGACAGGAGCATTCTTGTCAATCATGCCAGGATTTATCAACAAGGTAAAGACAAACGGAGATGCACATGAGTCAGTTGTAACCGTAGCAGATAATGCTTGGACACCTGATGTAATGCAGGGCATCATCAACGCAATGCCACGTAAGTACCGTGCACTTAAGAACAATCTTAAGTTCTACGCAGGTACAGACGCATTCGGTGGAATCGTTAAGAACAACGGTACACTTGCTGATGCAGTTGCAGAAGCATTTGCTGGACAGGTCCCAGGATCAACACAGGCAAACCGTCAGTCATACCTTGATGGTATCGGACAGACATTCGGTGGAGCACGTACAACTCGTGTTCTCGGAATCGAAGTTCAGGAAGTTCCTTACTACCCAGCAGGCTATATCGACTTGACATTCCCTGCAAACCGTGTATGGGGATTCCAGCGTGACATCACTGTAAACCGTGAATACGTAGCAAAGAAGGACACAATTGAGTACACAGTATTCGTCCGCTTTGGTATTCAGTGGGAAGAAGAGGATGCAATTGCATTCGCTGACGCTGCTTCAGATTCATAATCTGTAAACAGTACCTTTAATGGGGGGCGGGAGTTCACTCTCCTGTCCCCCTTAATACTTTAATGATATAATACAAACAAGGAGGATACAATGGAAAACAATAATTACAATCATCCGTTTTCAGCAGACAATGCAGAAGAGCAAGCACATGTCGAAGCCCCAGTGGTTGAGACACTAGCAGAACCAGTAGCAGAGCCAGTTGTAGAACCAGTAGCAGAACCAGTTGTAGAAGCACCAGTTGTCGAGGCAGTAGTCGAAGCACCTGCAGCAGAAGAACCAGTTCAGTCACTAGGATTTACAAAGACAGGTGCTATTGGATCAATGGCAGCAGACGGTCCAAGCAAGACAGTAAAGCCAGAAGCAGACCTTGGAGAAAAGGTTGCAATTCACTCAACAAAGAGTGTTCGCTGGGAAGAGGTTGGATCAATTTCAAAGGGATACAACATCGTCACACAGGCACAAGCAGATAAGTGGCTAACTCGTAAGCATGTTCGCATTGCTTCAGCAGAAGAAGTCAAGAAGGCTTTTGGATAATTAAAGATGGAGATATTGAGAGTTTCGCCATACGCAGACATACCTGTTAATTTTGTAATTCCTGCGGGAATAACAGAATCAGATATAACTGTTACCATAACAGATATGGCGGATCTTTCAATATCCACATCAACATTTGCTGAATCATCTTCGGCAGAGGTTTTAGAAATTTCATTACCAGGAAAGTACGACTCTTCTTACAGAGTTGAAATAGTTGCAGACTTAGGAACATCAGATGAACAAATCCTACAAGACGAAACTTATGAGATTTTTAGACCATACGTAGATCCATCAACAAAAGCAACGACAGCATCCGATAAAGCAGCCTACGCACTAAATGAAGAAATTGCAAGAGCAATTATTGATTCAATAGTGCCAGATGGTTTTTATTACAGAAAGAAAGTTTTAAATTTTACAGGAACTGGATCAGACTACTTGCCTATCTGGGATGATGTAAAAAAGATTTTAAGTGTATATGAAAACAATAAGTTGGTAGAAGATAGACAGTTTGAAGTAACTTCAGATAAAACAGCAATTGTTGAAAAGTCTATAGACAATATTAATCGTGCAGAGTCTGCACCATTAGTTTTACCAGCAGCATCTTCAGACTCTTTAGACCCACAGTTTGTATACAGAGGATTTGGAATCACATGGGATTATAGAATAACTGTGGAACATGGATACACGACTGTTCCGTCTGATATTGTTAGAGCAACAGAGATGTTAATTCATGATTTAGAATGTGGCAAGTTAGATTACTACAAGAGATTTATTTCTTCTTATAATACAGATCAGTATAGAATTCAGTTTGATAAGGGTCTTTTCGAAGGAACAGGAAATATAATCGTAGACAAGATACTTTCTAAGTATGTTAAGTCTATTACAAAAATTGGGGTGTTGTAATGACAGTTTGTGAAACACCAGATTTTATGTTCCCAATGCAGGCATCTGTATATCACCCAATCATCGAGCAAGGCCAGTATGGAGCAATAAAAAAGCAATGGGTTCTAGACAGAGTGTTTGCCTGTAGTTTTACTTCTGGCGGTTCTGCTTTTAAAGAAGAAGTTAAGCCGAATGTAAATATAACACAACACTCAATTCTGGTTGGAAGAACAAAGTCTGATCTTAGAATATCTTCCATGGATAGCAAAAATGCACTAACTAATATTCTTATAACAGACATTAAGGATCAAGAGGGAAATCTTATTTATATGGAAACCTCTGGCCCAAGGTCTGGAAGAGGAACTCTGTTTGAAATAGCAACATACGAGCCTTTTACTGGACCATTCGGAACAGTAGAATCATTTAACATACTTATCAGAAGATCAGAAAATCAAACAGGTGATGTATGAGAGCAGTATTTAATTCTAATCAATTTAAAAAAGAGATGAATAATATTGTTAACTATTCTATTGGGTTTTTAGATGGTGTGCAAAAAGGAAAAACCGTATTCTTAAAAACAATGGGAATGGAAACGGTAGAATTGATGAAACAGTTTATTGATTCTAATGCAAGAGTTAATCCAGATATGCTACATCACATATACGAATGGAACCAAACAGGAAGCCCAAGCGCAAGACTATACGACATATCCTATACAACAAGCAATCTTGGCTTATCATTTAGGTCTTCATTTAGTCAGTCAACATCAATAAAAAATGGCTCAAGAACTCCTTTCTACGACAAGGCTAGAATTATGGAAGAAGGAATTCCAGTAGTTATCAGACCAAAGGTTGCACAGGTTTTGGCATTTGAAGATAATGGAGAAACCGTGTTTACACAAGGTCCAGTAAGAGTAGATAACCCTGGAGGAACAGAAGTTCAGGGTGGCTTTGAAAAGGTTTTTGACATGTTCTTTAATAGATATTTTTCTCAAGCATTCCTAAGAGTAAGCGGTGTTGCAAAGTATCTTGAGAATCCTATTGTTTATAAAAAAGATATGAAAGCGGGTAAAAAGATGGGCAAGGCAAAGGGAGTCTCTACTGGATATCGCTGGATTGCTAACGCAGGGGTAGGTACATAATGGCTCTTATTCATCATCCACCAACTATTGTTAACGCTTACTTGGCAGCAAAAATTAATCCTAATTTTGAGTTAGACACACAAGAACTAGTGTTAAGAGATGAAGAAGGAAATATAGTTGAGGTAATTCCTGGAACAACAGGAACCACATATTTTTTTCCAACACTGCCAACAGATATTGAAAATCTAACCACGACATTCCCACAGAGTAATGAAGTGTTTGCAGTATATGACAGAATGTTTAAGATGAGAAGAATGCCTTTTCCATACATTAAGTGCGAACAACTACTCTACTATTTCTATGCAGTAGGAGAAGACGCAACTGCAAAGATGGTAGTAACCCAACAGCAAATAAGCGATCTCTTAGATAATGGGGATGACTCAGCAAAATGCCTTAATGAATGGGCTGCAGCAAATTTCGAACTTTGGTCAGAAGAGTCTAAGCCATGCTTCTTCCACAACTTTAAGATCTACCAACTAGAAGAAACCAGAGACATCGTAGACTTTGGCACAGCCCGTACTTATGCGGGGAACAAAATAATAATAGACTACGACTGGCACCCAATAAACCCTCAATAAACGAGTGTTATAATTAAGGTGAGGAAACAACCCCCTTTTAATAAAATGAAAGAGGTGAGAAATATGGCATACAGCCGTGGTTCAAGTAGTAACATCATCGTAGGTGCAGCAGCACTATTTACGCATGACGCAGGTCCAATCGGATACGAAACACTAACTGGAAAGATTACTGACTCTCAAGCAGCGACAGATCTTCCAGCATTGACAGCATCCGCAACATCCTATAAGGACACTTTGTCATCAGACGAAGCGTACACAAATATCGGATACACATCAAATGGTTTGGAACTCGCTTTCCAGCCTGATTTCGGCGAAGTAGCAGTAGACCAACTTCTCGACGTTGCTCGTTTATTCAAGCAAGGTATGACAGTTAATCTAAACACTGCATTCGCAGAAGCAACACTAGAGAACCTTCTAGTAGCAATTGCAGGAAATGACACAGATCTAACAACAGCAACAGGTCTTCAGACAATGAAGATGTCTGCTGGTGACATCGGTGACGTTCCTCTAGAGCGTGGACTCGTAGCAGTAGGACCAGGTTCTGGTTCTTCTCTAGAGCCAAAGGAAAGAATCTATGTTGCATACCGTGCACTCTCAATCGAGAATGTTACAGTATCAGCAAAGCGTGATGAAGCAACAATGTTTGAAGTTTCATTCCGTCTTCTTCCAAACGACAACGCTTCATACGGTAAGATCGTAGACCGTTCACTAGAAGCATAATACAACTTAATATATGAGAGGCTCAATCCTTCGGGGTTGGGCCTTTCTGTTTGGTATACTTATATAATGGCAACAAGCATTTATGATAAAAAACAGTTTAGTCTTGTAGACGGGACTGAGATTATTGCTGCCCCACTTAAAATAAAATATCTTAGAGAATTTTTAGAGTTGTTTGAAACAATAAAAGAGTCAAAAACGGATGATGAGTCTATTTCTGTTTTAGTTAATTGTGCCCTAATTGCAATGAAACAATATGCTCCACAAATTAAGACAGTTGATGATTTGGAAGATAGTCTAGACTTACCGACTATCTATGAAGTAATAGATATAGCAGCAGGAATTAAGATTAATGAAAAATCTGAAGATACAGTAAAATCTCAAGCAGTAGATAGCGGATCTTCTTGGGAAACATTAGACCTGGCAAAACTAGAGTCTGAAGCCTTTTTGATAGGCATATGGAAAGATTATGAAGAATTGGAACAGTCTCTTTCTATGCCAGAGTTGACTGCAACAATAAAAATAAAAAGAGAACTAGACTATAGTGATAAAAAATTTGCTGCTGCGATGCAAGGAGTAGACTTAGATAAAAACTCTGGAAGCGGCAATGAGTGGGAAGACATGAAGGCTAGAGTCTTTAGCAAGGGTGCAACAAAAGACGGAAATGATATTCTGGCTCTACAGGGCATAAACGCTGAAAGGGCTGGATTTGGAATTGGCATGGGCTTAGACTATGAAACATATTAATGCTAAAAATAAGCCTGCGCTATGGTATAATTGACTAAACCTTATAAGGAGGAATAAATGGCAACCGCCACTGAAGAAAAGACAGTAACTCTGATCGACGGAACAAAGATCAAGGTAAGACCACTAAAGATATCACTACTTCGTCCATTTATGAAGAAGTTTGAAGATATCGCAAAGGTAGCAGAAGATAACGAAAAATCAATGAACCTTCTAATGGAATGTGTTCAAATTGCAATGCAACAATACAAGCCAGAATTGGCAGAAGACAAGGAGGCCCTAGAAGAAAATATGGACCTTCCTACAGTATACAAGATCGTCGAAGAAGCCTCTGGAATCAAACTAACAGATGCTTCACTACTTGGCAACCTTGTAAACAACTAAATAAGAGGTGTTAATGGATGGCTGATGTTCAATCCAATATTCATGTAAATATTGATACGTCGGATGCTTTAGCAAGTTTAAAACTTCTACAGCGTCAGATATCAGCCTTCCATACACAAATGGCAAAGTCTGGTACCTCTGCAGCAGCGGTAGCAGCAAATCAAGCCCAGAACCTGATGAACAGCATAAATGCTGCTGGCCAGTTCCAGGCATCAATGCGAACTGTAACATCAAGCACAGAGTCTTTTACTAATGCACTAGAAAAGAACAAGTTAACATCTAGAGAATATTTTAGATACACAGGTGCAGCAACAAAAACTTTTGGAAGACTATTTAGGTCTGAATTTGAAACAATAAACAAAGTAGCACGAGAGCGTGTAAAGGACATCCAGACCCAATACATAAAGATGGGCCGTGGAGCAAATGGTGCGCTACAGGCAATTGCTGTAAGACCTTTAACTTTAGATATGCAAAACCTTGGCACACAAACAGCCATGGCAGCACAAAAACAGCAGATCCTAAATCAGTTATTAAAGCAAGGATCAACAAATCTATTAAACTTTGGTAAGAATACTCAGTGGGCAGGCCGTCAATTGATGGTTGGTTTTACAGTACCACTGGTTATGCTTGGATCAACTGCTGCAAAAACATTTATGAAACTTGAAGAGCAGGCTATTAGGTTTAAGCGTGTTTACGGAGAACTATTTACAACACAAGAAGAAACTGACCAGATGGTTAAGCAGATTCAACTTCTTGCAAAAGAATATACAAAGTATGGTGTAGCAGTAGAAGAAACAATGAAGATGGCTGCAGATGCTGCAGCAATGGGTAAGTTGGGTGCAGACTTAACTGCACAGGTTGCAGAAGCAACTAGACTTGCTGTTCTTGGTGGTGTTGAGCAGGCTCAAGCACTAGAGACAACAATCTCTGTTACGAATGCATTTGGTGTTGCAACAGATGATTTAGCAAAAAAGATTGACTTCCTCAACGCAGTTGAAAACCAGACTGTTGTATCTATTGAGGATTTAACTATTGCAATTCCAAAGGCTGGACCAGTTGTTAAGCAACTTGGTGGAAATGTAGAAGACTTAGCATTTTTCTTAACAGCAATGAAGGAGGGTGGAATCAATGCATCAGAAGGTGCTAACGCACTTAAGTCTGGTCTTGCATCATTAATTAATCCATCTGAAAAAGCATCAAAGTTTTTAGCAGGGCTTGGCGTAAATATCAAGGGTATTGTAGAATCAAATGCTGGAGATGTTAAGTCAACCGTAGTAGAGTTTTCAAAGGCCCTAGATACTCTAGACCCTCTTAACCGTGCTCGTGCAATTGAACAGTTGTTTGGTAAGTTTCAGTTCTCAAGACTTTCAACATTATTTCAAAACGTTACAGCACAAGGAACACAGGCATCAAGAGTTTTAGAATTAACAAAGGCAACAACAGAAGAGTTGGCAATCTTATCTGAGCGAGAATTAAATAGAATTGAAAATACTACAACGTATAAATTTAAAAAGTCAATTGAAGACCTAAAGGTAACTCTTGCTCCAGTTGGAGAGCAGTTCTTAAAAGCGCTAACACCAATTGTTGAGTTTGCTTCAAAAATTCTTGATAAGTTTAACGATCTTGGAGATGGAAGTAAAAAGTTTTTAACAATACTAACCGTTGCTCTTGGAGCAGTTGGTCCAGTTGCATTGATGGCTTTTGGTTTGCTTGCTAACGGTGTTGCAAACATTATTAAACTATTCGCAGGCCTAAAGTCTACTTTTAATAGAGCGGGATCTTCAACTCAGATTCTTGGACAGCAAACAGACTACTTAACTCAGCAACAACTTGAGGCATCGGCAGTTGCAGCATCACTTGACCAGGTTCATCAAAGACTAAAGCAAACATTTACCTCTGAAGCATCTGCAGTAAACAGCCTTGCTTTAGCCTACCAGAGAGCGATAGCAGCCCAAGCAGGATTTACTGGACCAGTTAGAGGCGGGAAGAATAGCCAAGCAACCAAGAAGTATTCAACTGGAACAACAAGAGTTCCAGGAACTGGAAATCAAGACACAGTTCCTTCTATGCTTACTCCAGGAGAAGCGGTTATTCCAGCAGATGTTGCACAAAACCCTAGATTTAAGCCAATCATTAGCGCAATGGTTAACAAAGACTTGCAGGGATTTAATAGCGGAACAGACGAAGTAACTCAGTCTGGAAGTAAAAAGAAGAAGCCAAAAGCAGAGACAGTGTTTGCACATGCAACTGGAAATTCAAAGGTTGATCTTAATGATGTTCCAGACGAGTTTAGAGAAAAGGCACAGGACCTAAAGACAAGAGGTTTTGAAAAGGGAACTACATATACCGCTGTAGGGTTTGATATACCAGAAGCGTTACACAAAGATCTAACACACAACAGAGCCAACTTAGCAGAGTACCTAGATGAAATAAAGAAAACAAGATCAGTACAAACAATGACATCTAAACTGATGGGTCCTCCAAATAATATGACTGCAGCACAGGCTGCAAAAACTGCAGACAAGATTAGAGAAAATTTAATTAAGTCACTAGAAGCAATGCCAAAGGTTACACTTGCAGACGGCACAGTTAAAGATCCACTAATTGGAGACAAGCATATATACTCAAGAATCGGAAACCTTAAGTCAGGTATTCTGGGAGGACTTGCAAGAGACCCTAAGCACTCTGCAGGCGTTAATGCACTTCTTGCACCACAAGGCCTTACAAGTTTTAAAAAGCCAAAAATGGTATACAACGGAACAGCAACACCAGAAGAATTATTTAAAGCAGTTAGCGCATCAGACAGTGCAGCGAATACAAAGGCAGCAGCAAAAAGACTTTTTGATTATTATCCAGATGAGGTTGTTAAGGTAAGTAGAGATGCAAAGGGAAATATTATTGCATACGAAAGACCAGAAGTAAGCGCAAAGACTAATGAAATTAGACCAGGAAAAACAAATAACGCAGTTTTGGTAAAGGGCAAGTTTAAGGGTGGAAGATCTGACGGATCATCTGGAACAATAAAAGTCTCTTCAGTAGCAGGCAAGAGAGCACAGTCTGCCATGGCAGCACTAAGAAGTTTGAGAGATCAAAAAGCACAAGGCGATCAGATAACAAGATACAGAGAGCAAGTATCTCAGGGCACTGGCTATAGTAATGTTGGTGCAAGACATCTTTCTGGTGTTCACATAGATCAAGATGGAAACAAGGTTTATGTAAAACCAATGATAGATGAAAGATCTGCAATGGCAGAACTAAGAGCAACAAGGATTGCTAGAGAAGTTCATGGACTTGAAACTCCAAAACAAGAGTTAAGAATAATACAAGATCCAGAAACTGGAAAGACAATGTATGCCCTTGAGTCTCCGTATGATCCAAAGTTTGATCCAGACACAATTCCGAAGAAGTTTACTAAAAAACAATACATTAAGCAATTGCTTGCAGCAAGCCTTCGTGGAGATAAAGATCTAAAAAGAGGTAATCTTGGTGGCAATGTATTAACAGATGTAGGAACTGCTGGAGTATTTACTAAGGCATCAGGAGAGCGAGAGTATGCAAAGAAGATGCCTTCTATTGCTGAGATGGCAGGAATTAACTTAAGTGGTGTCAAGGGAGATGCTGCTGCAAGATCTCCTTTCTGGTTTGGAAATCAAACTGCAGATATTGCAAAGAGCATGTCAGCAGAACAATTTGAATCAATGATGGAAAAAGAAGTTAAAAAGTCTATTAAAAACCTTGAAAGACTAATTCCAAAGTTACAACTAACAGATGCAGACAAGCCACTTTATACATCAATGCTTGACAGACTAAAAGAAAAAGTAGACTGGAAAGAAATACATAAACTTCACACATCTATTGCTGTTAAGCCAGATGAAGTTGTTCAAGATAACGAAACTAAGAAAACAAGAAAACCAAAGACAGAGCCACTTCCATCAAACGTTAAGTCTTCTGCTGGGTCAGCAGATACAAGACTCATGTCACAGTCAGAAATAGAAAATGGAAGTGTTAGACAGAAGCCAAAAAAGACAAGACGAGTTGGCAAGTTCGTTATTCCTGGACAGGCTAATGCTCCAGAAGTAAGCGGAACAGCAGACTCTGCAATTATTAGTGGAGCAAGAGGATCTATTGCAGAGGCTAAGGCTGTAGGAACCAAGATTGGAACAACGATATCTCAGTCTGCTGCTGCAGCATCCAGAACAGCACTTTATGGAACTGGGCCGATAGATGCAGATGCAAAGTCTGTTCGTCGTCAACTAGAAAAGCGTGAGAGGGCTACGCAGGCAATGGCTGCTAAGTCTAGAACTGCCCTATACGGAACGGGACCAATTGATCCAGTTGCAAAGTCTATAAGACGTAATGCTCAAAAGAGAAGTCTGTTAGGAAGCAATGTAGGAGTTCCAGCATCAGTTATCAATCCAACTGTTGCAGAGTCAGCAAAAAGACAAACCTTATCTTCAAGAATAAAAGCATATTCTGAAAATAGAGAAGCGAAAAGACAAGCAAGGGTACAAGCAGGCAAGGGCCCAGGAATGGGAATGACTGGTGGAGTTATGGCTGCATCAGGTGTTGCAATGATGGCCTCTATGATTCCTGGCCAGGTAGGAGAGTTGGCAACAAAAATAATGATGCCACTTATGGGAATTTCTATGATTATGCCAATGCTTCAAAATAAGTTTACAGCACTTGCAGCAGGAATCGGAGTTGTGATTGCAGCATATGCATACATGAGGATTCAATTTGACAAAGCCCAAAACTCTGCATTTGAACTAGCCAGTGCAATGGGTGTTGGAAAAGATGCAATGGTTGAACTTTCAAAGTCTGCTGGAAAGGTTTCTGCTAGTGAGATTATGGACAAGAGAAGAAGTGCTAAGTTTAATCCTCTTCCAATCCAGACTGGAAAGAACACTTTTGGACAATCATTTGTAAAGTCAGATCTAGGAAAGTCTATTATTCAAAATATTGGTAAGGCTGGAGGAACTGGGAAAACAACAGATTCAACAGCAGCACAGTTACAAAATGCTGTAATGTCTGGAGCAATGTCTTTGGATCAGGCAAAGTCTGTTGCTGCTAACCTTGGTGCAGAACTTGGCGACTATACATTTGGAATAAAGGTAATAGGAAAAATTACAGAAATGCTTGGCCCAAATGGAGAAAACTTAGAAAATAATCCGTATGAAGTTAGACTTAAAATGATCGAGCAAACAAGGGATAGAGTCGCTGTAGCAAATAAGAACATGTCTAAGTCTGGAGGAATAGGACAAGATATGATCAGAGGTGTTGGCGGAGTCGCAGCAGGTGCTGGTGCTGGAGCAGCAATAGGAGCGTCAGTAGGTTTGCTTGGTGGTCCATTTGCTCCAATAACAAGTGCTATAGGAGCAGTTGCTGGTACTATTATCGGAGGTGTCGCTGGAGGAATTCTTGCATACAAAGATAGAGGAAAAAGAATTGGCGAAAGCACTGGCGCATCAGTTGCTATGGATAGAATGGCACTAGAACAAGGACAAGAACTTCTTGATTCTTTTGATTTACAGTATCAAAAGAAAATTGAACTTCTTAGAGTTCAAGGTAAGATTAATGAAGCAAACGAACTTGAAACAAAGTACCAGGAAGACAGAATTAAACTTCTAAATGCCAACAAGGTAACTAAAGATCAGATATTGGCTAACTATAGTTCTAGCAGTTTAGATGTTAGAACAGCATACGAAGGCGGTATAAATAAGTCTATTACTAAGAAGTACAAAGATACCGTGTATGAAGATATGGTTCCACTAGCACAGACATCAATTCAGGACTCAAAACTTTCAGCAGAGCAAAAGATGGCTGTTAAGTTAGAGTTACAAACAGGATCCTTAAACCCACAGCAAATCATTGATCTTTTTTCAACATTTACAGACAAGGCCGATCAAGAGATTGTCCTTGGATTGGTAGGACAGTTTGGCGGAAAGTTTGCAGGAGAAACACTAAACGTTGTCAAGGGCTTTGGTGATAATGACAAATTAAAGAAAGAGTATCTTCTTCAGATAAAAAAGAAATCTGGAAAGGAAGCCCAAGACTTTCAAGACTTTTTTGGTAAGTTGACAATGTATGACAACGTTATTCCAGCAAAAATTAGCGTAGACTATTTCTTAAAAAATCCAACTGCTGCTGCAAACCTTAAGGGAATAATTGATACCCTTGAAGCAAAGAAGGGCAAGATGTCTATTGACTTTGCTGCAAAAACAATAGGAGGAGATGCACTAAAGGCCCTTAACGCAGACGCAACATATTTTAACTCACTAGATCCTGCACAGCAAGTAGTTTATACAACAGCACTTGCCACACAGTTAAGCATTCAGGGAGATCCAGCACAGATAAAAGCGTTTGAAGCCTGGCAAGCAGCGAACAAGGGAAAGAAGCCTACAGAGTATGTTAACTTTGCAGCAGAAAATGCTACAGCCATTACAAAGGCTTCTGCAGACACTTCTGTTGCTTTGCCTGGAGACGGATCAAGCAGTAGCAGTGGAGCAAAAGTTCAGTCTTCACCACTAGATGACTTAGTTAAAAAACTTAGAGATGTAAGAAAGAATCAAATCAAGGTAACAGAAGGATGGAGCGCTTCACGCAAAGTTTTGGATAACTTGTTTGGTGGAAAGAAAACAATTGATGTTTTCAGCGGAATTGAAAACGATCTAAGAGGCCTTGGTGGAAGCGAAGACCTTATATCTCTTATTGTGGGTATGGATCCAAAAGAATACGAAAAGAAAAAGAATTCTTTGTTTAAGTTTGACAATAAGGGAAACATCATAGCATTAAAGAGAGATGCCAAAAATATTCAAGAGGCCCTTAACTCAATAACCATGGGTGACTGGAACAGCGACATGGAGTCACAACTCAAGACTATCGAAAATCAAAGCATTGCTTTTGACAAACTTTCTAAACTAGGTGTTCCAGTTGCAGATGCATACGAGTTGATTTCTGAAAAAGCAATAGCAGCATCAATTGCAAATGGTGTAAACGAAAAAACACTTAATACTCTAATTGGAAAGTATAAAGTTTTGACAGCAGCACAAGAAAGATCTGCAGCAGTAAAAAGTGTTAAAACAGATACAGATCAACTTAAAAAAGATAGACTTCAAGAAAAAAGATTAAAAGATATTGCAAAGACAGATCCTTTATCTGCTTTTGCTATTGACTCAGATGAAAATCTTAAGGCATTAGAAAGTTCTATAGTTTCACAAACAAGCGCCCTTGCAAGACTAAAGACTAGACGCAATAACGCACCAATGGGTTCTGACCAAAGGAAAAGATTAAATGCTGAAATTGAAAAAGCAGAAGAAGCATTAAGCGACTCAATAGATTCATTCCAAGAAAGACTTGCAGGGCTAAAGCAAACCATTGGACTTTATGAAGACTTGTTTAATAAAGTCTACGGAGATGCAATGGAAAAGTTTGATGTAGAAGAAAAAGCAATACAACTAGAGTTTGAACTAAACACAGACAAACTAAATAAAGATATTGAAAAGGCACAAAACGAAATAGCACTAATAGAATACAATATTGATGACAAAGAAGCAGCGCTAAGATCTATTGAGGATCAAGAGCAAAAAATTAACGACAAGTATGACGAAAGAATTAAGGCTCTTAACGAAGTTGAAAAGGCTAATGCTGCAATTTCACAACAACAAAAGAGCCAACTAACTCTTGCCGAGGCATTAACTTCAGGAGATATTGCTGCTGCAGCCCGTGCTGCTCAAGACATGAGGGCACAGCAAGCAGCAGATGCAGTAACGAAAGAAAAAGAAGCAGTCGAAAAGTCTAGAGAATTTGAGTTGTCTAGGGTAACTGGTTTTGATAAAACTGATAAAAAAAGAAAAACTAGAAAGCAACTTGAAGAAGAAATCAATGCTTTGCAGGATGATATATTTAAAAAAGAAGAAGAAATAATAGAGCCTAACCAAGAAAATATAAGGCTGAAAGAGATTGACCTTAAGGTACAAATAGAAGGAATTAAGGTTGCAGAAAAGACAAGAGACGAATGGGAAAGAATTGCAAATCAAGTAGATATTGCAAGAGTTAGAGCAAAAGACTTTGTTGACTCTATTGAGAAGTCGTTGCCATACTATAAAACCCTAATAGATATGTACGGTGGAAAGGATGTATTCCCTGATGGCACTTCAACACTAGATCCAAGTGGAGGCTATAAGTTTAACACAACACCAACACCAACACCTACTCCAACACCAACACCAACACCAACACCAACACCAACACCAACACCAACACCTACTCCAACACCAACACCAACACCAACTCCAACTCCAACTCCAACTCCAACTCCAACACCAACACCTTCACCTTGCCCAGCAGGTACAGTAATGAATGCACAAGGAAAGTGCGTTAGAGATACAAACATATTCCCAGAAATACTCCCAAGGCCAACTCCAACTCCAACGCCTACCCCTACTCCTAGTTTTAAGGATGATGATAAAAATGGTATTCCAGATTATATTCAGGCACCACCAAAGACAGTCCTAACACCTGTACCAGGAACTGGCATTCCAGGAACGGGATCTGTTGCAAAGGCATTCCCACCAATAATGGTTGCAAGACCTGTTGCTCCAGCACCTAAAGACTTAGACAAAAACGGAATACCAGATAATATCCAAGCACCAAAGCCTGCACCAAAGCCTGCACCAAAGCCACTTTTCCCAACCTTGGCTCCTACAACACAAGGGAAAACACTTGTTCCAGGAACTGGCGTATATCAAGGAAGTACATTTATTCCTCCTAAGTATAAGGCTAAGGGTGGAATCATTCCAAAGATGTTTGCGCTTGGCGGTTTTGCAAAGGGTACGGATACAGTCCCTGCAATGCTAACTCCAGGAGAGTTTATTATGAGCAAGTATGCTGTTGATTCTTACGGTGTGGACAATATGAGAAAAATAAATAATGGCGATTCTATTGGCGGTACAGTGTATAATAATACATATACATTAACAGTTAATGCTAAGACAGATGCAAATCCAAATGATATTGCACAAGCGGTAATGTCAACAATTAAGAGGGTTGACGATAGAAGAATTAGAGGGGTGTCCTTAAATGGCCGATGAAGAAGAGATAGATCCTAGGGTAACTTATATCCAGGGTCGTAAAAAGTATCATAGACCAAGTGGTATGCTGTGGTCAGAAAACACTGGAACCCTAAAGAATGGTCTTTATGTGCCAAATGGATATGAGATTGGTGTAGACCCAGAAAGCGTTGAAGATCAGAGTCTTTTGGATCAATTTTTATTAATTACCGATGACAATAGACAGCCACTAGAGTTCTCAGAAGAAAGAATTGAAAAGCGTGAGAGAATGATTAATGGTCGCATGAGGTCTTACCACATAGCAGATAAACTTAGATTAAGTACAAGTTGGAATATGATCCCATCTAGATCTCACGCAGATGTTCCTTCCTTTGATGTTGTAACTGGACTGTCTCCATATAAGTCATACACAACAGATGGTGGTGCAGGAGGAGCAGACATGCTTGAATGGTATGATGCACATAAGGGATCTTTTTGGGTCTTTCTTGCATACGATAGAAAAGGAATTTTTAAAGGAACTCCAGACCCCTATGATCATCTTCAGCAATACAATCAACTCATTGAAATGTTTATTAGTGACTTTTCTTACTCTGTTGAAAAAAGAGGAACAAAGTTTGATTACTGGAATGTCTCAGTAAGTCTGGAAGAGGTATAATGTTTGAAGATAAAGACCTGCAAACATTTTTAGAGACTTCGCCAACTATAAGAAACAAGTCAATAATTACAGCAGAATGGAACATGAATATACCAACCAATATAAAGCATATTGGTAACTATAGATATAGACCTACTCAGGCTGGCTCTGTTTATTCTTCTCTTCCAACTAGTTTTGATATTAATGATGCTGGAAATTTTTATACTGATGCAACTGATGCAGATGTTTTAGTAGACGGAACATTTGATAATAATGATATACCAACAACATTTTTAACAAAGAAAGAAAAGTTAAAAACTCTTTATTCTTTAGAGGCATGCTTTGAGCAGTTTAGACCAAGGTCAGGAATTAACAAGGCTGTGTTTTTTAAAGACAACGGAACAATGGTTCACCACCCAAATCTGTTTATGGCAGATAGACCAAGATACTATATGCCAGATAAAAACGATAAGTTTAAGTATTGGACATCATACAGAACTGAGTCTGGGCAGGAGTACGGCATTGCATCAAAGGTTAGAGGATCTCAAAACTCTATAGAAGATGCTTGCCCATTTGTTGTGTACAAAGAAAGAGTTCCAGCAAATAGAGTTGTTGTTAAAATGCAAACACATACTGGAACAGAAAATCTTGGACCATTCTCTTCACCAACAGGTGCTTTTGCTGACCCATTCTTTGGAGAACTAAATCAAAAAGTTCCTAGTAGATGGAAAATACAGTTTTTAAAAGATGGAAATTGGGAAGACGTAATCTCTTTTAATCCAGCAATACGAAGAGCAGATGGATCTCCTATTATCAAAAGTGATGGGTATGTAGAAATTGCTTATGGATTAATTGTTCCAGATGAGTGGAGAGCAAACTTTGTTTTTGCAGAAGTATATGCAAGCATAAGTCTTTTGCCTGAGAAGTCTGTTACTGGATATGCATACCTGATTAAGGAAAATGAAAATGATATGGGCAAGTTTCATATCTGGAACGGTACTGATTACACAGTAATATCTCCAAAATATGGATGGTATATACAGGACGAAACGGTTGATAGACTTACTAACTTTGTAGTAGATGCAACATCACCAAATGTATTTCTGAGATCATTGGATGGAAAAATACAGTATAGAGAGTTCGAGTATCTATCTGGAATAAGAATTGTTGTAGACAGCATGAACGTAAAAGACGCAACATTTGACCTTATAGAAATGTCTCCAAGACTTGTATTGAATGTTTCTGATAAAACATTAGATTATTCAATTAACAAGAGTGCTTCAGATCTTGGTATAAGCGGTTTACCCGTTGGACAGTTAATTGCCTCTAATGGAAGCATAAACATATTTGACTATGATCAAGCCTTTAATGAAAACAACCCAGAAAGCATAATAGCAAAGTATATAAACAGACATGTACAGTTTAAGTTCTACGAGGTTATTGTTGATGTTGCAGGCTGGGACTATTGGGTTCCAATTAAAACACTATACTCAGACTCGTTTCCAAAACAAGATCTAATGGGCAAGACGGTATCACTTTCTTTAAGAGATATGTATTGGTATTTAGAATCAATCACTGCCCCTCAAATATTAATGACAGAGGTATCTGTAAGTTCCGCAGTTTGTCTTTTGTTAGACTATATTGGTTTTTCTAATTATACATTTAAAAGAGTTGCAAACGAAAAAGAAATAATAATTCCATATTTCTTTGTTGGTCCAGACAAAAGCGTTGCAGAGGTTCTTCAAGACCTAGCAGTATCAAGTCAGACTGCCATGTTCTTTGACGAATATAATAACTTTGTTATGATGAGTAAAGACTATATCATGCCAACTAAAGAACAAAGACCAACAACTTTTGAGTTAAAGGGAACATTAGATCTTTTTCAAGATAAAGAAATTAAAAACAAAACAGTTAACAATTCTAAACTTGCAAATGTTATTTCCGTATCTGTTCAACCAAACAATGTTTATAATGATGGAGTTATCAACTACAGAACAAGACATATTCAGAGATCTATCGGCTCTTTAAGACAGGCTAGTTTGTTAGATGAAGAAAGATTCTACACATATAAGCCTGCACTCTTATGGGAGGTTTCTGGAACAGAAAACACAAGGTCTGTAAACAATGAAGTTAACACTCAATCATCATATGTTTTGAGCGCAATACCTCTTAACTCCAACCTTACGGCAGATGTTCCAGTTGTAAAAAACAACGTAGTTATTAACAATACTTTTAGTCTTGGCGAAGCAGCATACTGGATTACAAGATATAATGGATACTTTTATTCGCAAGGCGAAATTATTAAGTACGATGCAGTTCAATACAATGTTACTGGATTTGGAAATGTATGGATAACATCTATAGAAGACTATCAAAATTATTTTTCTAAACTTCCTTTCAACGGAAAGATATATCCAACTGGCCTTGTAAGGATCTATGCAGAGCCGAAATACTTTGAGCAATCTGGAGTGGTTAAACTTCAAAATGGCCCAGTAGTTAAACATGGTCGTGGTCAGTTTGGAACAACAGTGGTAGAGCATTCTGCTGGAATATCAGACTACTGGAAATCTGATGACAATATAAAGGGTTGCTACATGTCATCAGAGCACTTGTTTGAAAAAAAGGAAGTTCCTCTAACAACAACAATTGATGCTGCTGGCAAACTAACAGATGCATCAATATCTGCCGACGCTTTAGCAAGAACAGCATCTAGGTCTGGAATTATTAAAAACTTTATGTCAACTGCAATTGTTGGAGAAATAACTACAAAAACTCAGCAACTGCCAGGATCAATCCAGTCTTCTGCGCTTTCTTTAACTGGACCAAACTTTACAACTAAAGAAAAGCCAAGAAACTTTATTTCATATGTTCATAAGCCTTTGGCAGGCAAGAAGTATAAGCATTTTGGTACAAGAATGAGAATAGTTGGAAAGATAGAGAGCAATGAAGATCGTGGTCAAACATCAAATGGGTCCTCTACCTACTATGTTGTAAATGGTTCTACACCAGATAAAAACATTAATATTGCTGGAGGATCTGCTGGCATTGCCGTCATGCTAAACCCAACTACTAATGTTGGATACTACTTTGAGATAGCAGCACTTGGAATTGGAAATCTTTCAGAAACAGATAGAGAAAGTGTTAGCAATGTTTTCTTTTATAAGGTAAAGTCTGATAATGGAAAAGCAATACCAATAGGACTTTGGGATGGTATAGCACAAATTACTGTTGATGATGGAAGATTTACTGGTCAGTCAAGAATGTTTGCTGAGGAAAATCCAACGGTATATGATTTGGCAGTAGAGTACGAAGACATAGGAAAGACAAGAAGATTCTATCTTTACATGAACGGAAGACTAGTAAAGACGGTAGATGACAATGATCCACTTCCAGCATACTCTAATATAGCATTATTTACAAGAGGCTCATCGAGAGCAATGTTTGAGAATGTCTATGCTTTGTGCAATAACTATTCACAGAACACTTCATTCTCTTTGGGTGCACCAGTCAACTCTGTGTTTGGAGATACAGAGATTGACGCAAATGAATCTTTTAGAAAGTACGCAATAAGTGGACTAATCCAAAACACATACCTTTCTGGCATAGGTTCCTCTGAGCCACCAAAGTATGACATATATTTTGAAGAGTTTGGAAGCATAATGAGAGAAGCAGCAGTTTTTAATTTTAAATATGATAAGGCTTATCCAGCACTGACTGCAAAGATTTCTCCGACATTTAATAAGATAAAGGGATATGTTGTTTCTGGTTTTAGGGCAGGATCTTACGGAGCGGAGTTTATGATTTTTAATGCAACAGATACTGCTCTTAGCCTAGACGAAACAAGTGGAAATTATTTAAGAGTTCAGGGAATTACATTTACTCAGCAATCAGATAACAACTTAACAGTTGATGAATACTTTAATAGAAATAGTCTTGAGTCAAATCCACAGTTTGTTGCTGACAAGTTAATATCAAATCCATACAAGTTTAAGCAAGACTATCAAGACATTAAGTTAAGCAGAATGACATACGGCAAAAAAGATTTTGCCTTAGATGCACCATACATTCAGTCACAAGATGAAGCAACAAGTCTAATGAAGTGGATGGTTGAAAAAACAACAAAGCCAAGGAAGTCAGTTGGTGTCAAAATATTCTCTATACCAACAATACAACTAGGAGATATAGTTAGTTTAGACTACAGAGAAAATGGTATTAGTATGGCATCGAGTTCTTCTAGTAGGTTTGTTGTTTACAATATTGATTTTTCTAGAGGACCAAATGGCCCAGATATGACATTATTCTTAAGTGAGGTGGTCTAATGGTAAGTCAAATTGACGGCGGTGGAGAGGTTCCAGCAACTGCTCCACTACCAAAAGCAATAGTAAAAGCAGAGGATAACTCAGTAAAAATTGCAACGCCAGATTTAATTATTTTTGATGAAGAGTTAATGTCTATTGACATAATGACAGACCTCATATTTGAAGATATAGGTGGATACGAACTTGCAACAATATCTAGGCACGACCTTGTAAATGGGCAAAAGGTTGTCTATGCTCCAATTAAAAATCTAACAGATTTATACTTGCAGTATAACCCAAATAATGTTTTAAGGCTTCAGTCTTCTGACTCGTACTTTAAATCCCTATCATTGTCTATATTCGATCACCTACCAACCTGCGGTACTGGATATGACATATCCCCACCACCAAATAACTTAAACGAAACAGATAAGAGTAAATGGATAAAGACACCAAATTGTAAGTCTGTATATATAGACCCAATAACTGGAGACTTGGTTATTAATTTAATTAATGTTAAAGAGAATGAGCAGGCAGAGGTTCAGGTATTAACTAGTGGGGATATTTTTAGTGATACAATATATGATGGGAGTAATTAATGATAACTAATATAGGTAAAAATCTTTTAGCCAAGTATCTTGTTGGACAGACGCAATCATATGCCTCACACATTGCCGTGGGCTGTGGACCCACTCCAGTGGCTTCTGATGGGGCATTTTCTGACTACTCTCTAAAGAAATCTTTAGACTTTGAGATGTTTCGTGTTCCAATTATATCTAGAGGCTTTGTTAATGAAAACGGTATTGATAAGGTAGTCCTAACAGCAGAACTGCCAACAGAAGAAAGATATGAGATTACAGAGGTCGGAGTGTTCTCTGCTGGATCAAACCCAGTTGCTGGATCTTTTGATAGCAGAAATATATTTTCTTTTGCAGATACAGATAACTGGTTGTACCAGCCATTTGGTTCTGCTGCAATAGATATCCCAGTAAGGTATGAGCCACTTGATGGAGACTCTGAAAACGGAATAATAAATCAGACAGTTAATGTCTTTGCAACAAATGCAGACAATAGAATATTTACACAGTCAGACAGAATAGCAAGACACGAAAGATGCAGATTCTTAAATAATATAATTGCTATTGTTGGAAACGATTCTACCCTAACAACTAACTCTTTAGGAAAAATCCAGGTGGGTTCAGGATCAAAGTATATAAGACTTAATGAGACGACTGTGGACCTTACTAAGAATAGTCCGCTAGATGAACTTAGACTTGCGTTTTCAGTTGTTAATAAGGTTGCTAATTCTAATACAGTTCCAGATAATGTTAAGATTTTGCTAGAGTTTTCTCATGCAGGATTAAATGCAACTCAAGAGTATGCTAGGTTTGAAGTAAACATAGATGATGAGTCATATGTTGCTGGCACAGCAGTAGAAAAAGAAAATTTTGCAACAAACAGATATATCGTTGCAACAAAGGCTCTCAAAGATTTAAATAAAACAGATAACTTTGACTGGAGAGAAGTAACATCTGTAAAGATTTATTCATGTGTAACTGAGGCTGGCTCCCCAACTGATTTATTTTATGTATGTCTTGACGGGCTAAGACTTGAAAATATTACATCGACAAACTCATTGTATGGTCTTACTGGCTACTCTGTAATTAAGAGTGTAGGGTCAAAGCCAATCATAAAGGCAGCCAACACAACAAACTATATTGAATTTAGATTTGCTTTGGATGTTGGATAATGGCAGACAAAGGAATTAAAAATGTCATCATTAAAAAAGATTTACTTGGAAAGGTGACCTCATCAAACTCAAGAGTTGTCAGGTTTAGACTTGTATCAGAAGATAAAAATAGAAAATCAGCATATTCAAAAATTTTTATTACTGGTTCAGAGGCTGTAATAATAGGCCCAGGAGATTTGAATATTATTGGCAACAGTGTTATCGTAAACTGGGCTACTGGTCAAATTTCAGTGCAAATAGTCTATGATGTTTTTGCAGGATTTGATGGTGCGACTCCAACTTATATAGGATCTACAGGATCACAAAACTATTCTTTTTTAAAAAATGGAACACAGTCAGTAAGAGTAATAGTTCAGGCATCATCTATAGCGCCAAAATTATCTCCAAACCTAGAAGTCTACGACTCTGGAATCGTAAGTCTGGTATAATTATAAGATGGCAATTCTACCTGTACCAGAGCGAGGACAACCTTTAGACGTAACATATATTTATCAGATTGTTAAGGCTATTAATGATTTGTCTACACAGATATCTCCATCAACATATAAATATGTAACGGTAGATACGCCAAATGCTGGAAAGCAAAGCGTAAAAGCATCAGAAGCAAGAGTAATTGGTGGATATGTGCAGGTTACAACTAGCACAACACAGACTGCTGGGTCATCTCAGCCATTTGCCTATGACTTTCCAAGCGAGTTTAAGTTTGCTCCAGTAGTAACAGCAACGCCAGTGAATGTGGGCAATACTGATGCTGGAAAAGATGTGACGGTTACACTCAAGAGTGTTTCAACATCAAAGGTCGAAGGCACCGTAAAGTTTAATGCTGGAGGCGACACAAGTATTGGAATTAACCTAGTAATCATTGGAATACCAAATTAATGATAAAGTGTAAAAAATGTAATGGAAGAATGTTTATAGATAGACAATATACAGAAATAAATAATTTAGAATTATACTGTATTCTTTGCGGGTCAAGAAGTTTCTTTCACCCGCCAAGCAATTCTCAGGAGGGCCGATGGCTACTAAAAAAGGAACAATTGAGAGCGAAAAGTACAATGAGTCACCTGTAATTTCAGGTAACAAAAAGGTTTGGTTTCTTAATGGAGACCTTGTAAGGATTCATCATTTAAACAGGTCTAATGGAATAATGTCTGTTTATAATATTACAAAAGATCAAATAGAGAGTTGTCTAATTGGTGACTTTAAAAATAAAAGAGAGAGAGCATATACTGTGGGGCAGACTGCTGATTTAGTTAATCGTCACAAAAAATATATGCCAGATCTAATGAAGCGTGGAGTAATACCATTTCCAACTGGATCTCAAAAAGGTGGTGCAAGAGGTTTTCAGGTAAGATCATATTACTCTGAGTCGCAAGTGAGAGAGATCCGTGATATACTTGCTTCACATCATATTGGCAGACCAAGAAAAGATAAGTTAATTACTAATGATATTACGCCCAGCAAGCAAGAGTTGACACGAAGAATGGGCGATGGTATACTTACTTATAGAAGAACTGAAGATGGACGATTTGTTCCAATTTGGAATGAGTCTATTTAACGAAGGGTATAAAATGTCAGACAGCAACTATGTAGTAACAAATGAACCAACTAAGGTATCTGTAACATTGGGATACACACTTAATCTAGGAAATTTTCAATCACTAAGGCTTGATCTTGGTGTCGTTGACAGTTCACGCAATGGAGAAACAGTGGACCAGTCCTTTGAGCGTGTATACAAGTTTGTTGAAGATAAACTTACAGCAAAGATTTTGGAAGCCCAATCGGAGGCTGCTGAAGGATAATGGCTGAACGCAAAGACCGTATGGCTTTGCTTTCAAGATACAGCAAGTATCATACCGCAAGGTACGAATCAAAGCCATCCCTTAATCTAAATGTAGAGCAGTGGGCATCAGATGCCCTTGTAGAATCATACACACTGCCAGGATGCTACGATATACTTGAGTATTACTTTTCGGTTGCAGAGAATCCTTCTTGGAACTACTTTGCATACAACGCAGAAAAAATATTGCAGGCACAAAAAGATAAAGTCAAAGACAACGAAGAGAGAGCAGAGCGCAGACGAATGGCAAAGGAGTGGCTAAGTGAATAATACAGAGGCAAAACTACTTACGGCTGTTTTAAACGATAAGCAGATTCATGTGCTCCTTCAGGCAAATGTCGACAACCTTCTTAGAACCCACGGAGACATTTGGAATTTTGTAAGGTTATACTTTGAAAACAATTCAGTTCTTCCACCAGCAGAGTTGGTAACCGAAAAATTTAGAGACTTTGAGCCAGTAGCAGGCGTTGGGGCTACAAAGCACCACCTTGAAGAGTTACAAGGTGAGTACCTTACAGATAGTCTAAAAGATATTATTAGGTCTGCAGCATCTGAGATTCAGAACAATAATGGAACTGGTGCCCTTAATGAACTCATCACAAAGACTTCAGAATTAAAAAAGAACACTGCTGCAATTCGTGATATTGATGTTACAGACCTTGAGTCTGCTATCGCATATTTTGAAAATGTTAAAAAGCAACAAGCATTAGGATTGTCTGGAATTAAAACAGGTCTTCCAGGATTTGATAACTATCTGCCTTCAGGAATTATGCCAGGACAACTTGGAGTGTTTCTTGCATATCCAGGAATTGGTAAGTCATGGCTTGCACTTTACTTTGCTGTTCAAGCGTGGAAGCAGGGTAAGTCTCCAATGGTGATTTCTCTTGAAATGTCTGAGACTGAGGTTCGTAATCGTGTATTCACAATTATGGGTGAAGGACGTTGGTCACATCGTAAGATTAGCAATGGAGAGATCGAGATTGACATGTTAAAGGAATGGCATGCAAAAAATCTTGCAGGTAAGCCAGAGTTTCATATCATATCAAATGATAGTGGTGGAGAAATCAATCCTTCTGTTCTTCGTGGAAAGATTGATCAGTATAAGCCAGACTTTGTGATCGTTGACTACCTTCAGTTGATGGCTCCTAATCAGAAGTCAGACAACGAAACGGTACGAATGAAGAACCTTTCACGAGAACTTAAACTAATGGCTATTGGTGAAGAGGTTCCTATCATTGCTATCTCATCTGCAACACCAGATGATGTTAATGACCTGTCTACCGTCCCAACGCTGGGTCAAACAGCATGGTCTAGACAGATTGCTTATGATGCTGACTGGGTGCTTGCTTTGGGTCGTGGTACCAATAGCGACATCATTGAATGTGCATTTAGAAAGAACCGTAATGGATTTATGGGAGATTTCTTAGTCCAGTGTGACTTTGATAAGGGATACTATAGGTATAAAGACTTTGAAGATAAGTAGTTATAATATGGTATGTCGGAAAACAAGAAGTACTTACCACCAACCTTCTACCATCATAAGCCTATTAAAAGGTTTTATCTTGATGGAATAATTTACGACGACTCAATGATTGGAAGACTCAAAGAAGAGTATATAAGATTATTGACTACAGAAATGAAACTTAGTGGGTATGTTCCAAGAATTGATCTTGACCCAGACTTCACTATAAGGTATAATGAGATAAAGAACTTTTTTGAATTTGAATTATCGGTACAAGCAGTCTACGCAGGGAAAAGGAAGAGCACATGGATAGCAGGAATAGACGGAACCAATCCAATCTTTATTCCGCAGAACAAGTCAAGCGAGTCCTTACAGGATCGGGTATAACAGTAGAGTCTGAACTTGATGCAGACTTCATGATCTTTTGTCCATTTCACAATAACCACAGAACGCCAGCAGGAGAAGTACAAAAGGATAGCGGAATGTTCTTCTGTTTTTCTTGTCAAAAATCTGCAGACCTTATAGAACTAGTTATGCATACATCTGGTAGAACATATTTTGAGTCTGCTAGATTTATTAAGAGCAAAGAAAAGGTAACAAACCTTGCTGTAGAAATAGACAAAGCGCTTGTCAAAGAAGAGCAATATAAAACTTTTGATGAGTTGATTATTAAAAGGCTACACAATAATCTTATTGCTTCAGAAAGAGCAAAGAATTATTTTACATATAGAAAAATTCAAAAGTCTTCATGCATAAAGTTTTCACTAGGGTACTCAGAAAAACAAGATATGGTTACAGTGCCAGTTCATAGCCCAGACGGTGTGCCTTTAGGGTTCGTTGGTAGATCTGTTGAAGGAAAAGATTTTAAAAATACTCCAGGTCTTCCAAAAAGCAAGACACTGTTTAACTTGCACAGAGTAAAGAAATCTGATAGAGTATATGTAGTGGAGTCATCGTTTGATGCCATTAGGCTTGATCAGGTAGGACTTCCAGCAGTAGCGACACTTGGTGCAAATGTATCAGCCAAACAAATAGAATTGCTTCAAAAGTATTTCAATAACATTATTGTTATTGCTGATAATGATGAAGCGGGAGGAAACATGAAAGATAGAATCGTTGAGAAACTTTCTACTCGTGTTTCCGTTATCAAACTAAACACTCAGTATAAGGATATTGGAGACATGCCAGACGAAGAACTTAGAAACCTAGAGTTCCAGTTTGACAAATCTATATCTCTTATGCTAAACTAATACAACAAACAAAGGAGAATAATATGAGCGTAGTAAAGGGACTCAAGAACATCAATGCCCTGCTCGACAAGCCAAAGTATGAAAACGACGGGCCAAAGGTAAAGTGGCTAAAACTTGCAGACGGTCAATCAGTAAAGATTCGTTTCATTGAAGAACTCGATGAAGACTCTGCAAACTATAATGAAAAGCGTGGACTAGCACTTGTTGTTAAGGAACACGTAAATCCAAAGGACTACAAGCGCAAGGCTGTAGACACTATGGAATCAGAAGGCCGTGACTGGGCAGAAGAAATGCACCGCAAGGATCCAAAGGCAGGATGGCGTGGCCGTCTTCGCTTCTATTGCAACGTACTAGTTGACGATGGAATCGAAGCACCATATGTTGCAATCTGGTCAATGGGTATCAGCAAGCAGTCATCGTTTAACACAATTCGTGAGTATGCACTAGAAACAGGTAGCATCTCAAACGTACTGTGGAAGTTGAAGCGTAATGGTCAGGGAACTGAAACCAATTACACACTTATTCCATCAGCACCAGACAAGGAA